AGAATTTTTATGTAAAAGTGGCGATTGATACGCAATATTTGGTAGTTCTCTAAAATATCCCATTAGAATCCAACTCCGTCTGATTCACCCATACCATCATAATCCTCAGAGTAGATAGGATTGAGTTCTTTGAATGTCATATTTAATCTAATACTTACAGGTGTACCATCTTCATAACTCGCATATGTTCCAGAATTTGTATAATTTACACTCATTCCAGTTAAGGCACACATTTTAAATTGATTAAGGAATGGATGATCTTGCCCGTTATGTAAATAACGAAGAGAAAAAACATCTGGAGATTTAAGGAAAGCACCTGATGCTGAACCAGCAGACATAGTTTTTCCTTTTGCATTCATTGAACTTTTTAATTGTCTTATTATTTGTTTAACCTCTAACATCTCTTCATAGTATCTTGGAGTAAATGTAACACTGAAAGGGAAAGATCTAAGATTAACACCTCCAAATAATAATTCAAGGTTTGAATTTAATACCTGACCAGTTGTTCTAGCGATAACACTAGACATATTAACATTACCACCAAGTGCATCAATAGCTTTACCACTAATCGCATTTCTAATGGCATTTTGTGTACCTTCATCAAATCCATCAAACTTAATACCTTTTTGTATAAAATCTAATGCTTGTTGAAATGTTCCACTTGCATCATCTAAAGCTCTACTTGCAGCGGTAATTCCTGCAAGTTGAAATATATTCATTTGATCTTCACCCCAAGTAACTGTATTTGAGTCACTAATCTCTTGGGGAATAGGTAATTCAATATAATATTTAATATTTTGATTACGACTCATACGACTATTCGCATCAGTCACGTTCATTTGCACATCCCTATAACCTGTTGTTACTATTTGACCATGTACTACATCTTTACCTTTAAATTTACCACCATTCTTTGCAGTTACAACTCCAGTTTCTCTAATACCTGATAATCCAAGTCCACCGACTCCACCTTCGGGTGCTTGATATTCAATACATTTAATTAGTAATGTATCACCTGTTTTTTCTCCACTTCCTCTTGCTAGAGGATATCCTAATCTCATTTTAAAATTTTGTCTTCTAGGAGTGGTTTGATTTTTCGCACCCGTGCCTCCAGTTGTATTAGTATCTCCTATAAATTTATTTCCATTTGGTCCACCAGTGCTTGCATATTTTGGATCTTTTGAAAAATCTGGTGATGGTTTTGAAGCATTTAAGGCAGCCTGTTCCTGTGGATCTTCTCTAAAAGTAGATAATCCATATTTTTTTATTAATTCTGCTCTAGATAGATTGTTGTCGTTAGTCTTTTGAAGTCTATTCTTAAATCTATTCCTACTACCCATATCGACCTTGTTTTTTAACTATTTAGTACGATTTTGACAAAAGGTAGAGTTCTTAAATCTCTCAACTCCATTTCGTCAACTTGATATAGTCCACCGACCACTTCTGGGAAGGTATATTGCCTCATTTCTCCCCAGTGATAGTTTAATCCTTTGAATCCCCATTGGAAAACATCAGTCACAGCGACAAGGGGATGTGAATCATATGCGATGCCAGGTGTTTTTGCACGATATACAAAAACATAAAAATTTCCTGCTTGTGGAACGTTACTCCCTTCAGTTAGAACACCTAGTATATCAGTTGCTAAATCATCAGGACTTTCATTACCAACAAGATTTTTCATTATAGGATCTAATCTACTCATATGTCTAACTCTTTTTCTGTGATTACTTTAAATTCCCACATTCGGTCAGCACAATATTCTCTTGCTGCCTTCCATTTTGCTTGATTTCTTGCATATTCAAATGCTTCACGGATGTACCCTTTTGTTTGTCTTTTTGGTTTTTTAGGTTTGGTTGTTTGTTTGAGTGGTTTGACTTCGATTAGGTATCTTTTTATTTTACCCGTGTTCTCTTGAACTTTAATATAAAAGTCTGGAAAATATCTATGAATACGATTATCATGTGGAGAACGATATGGTAATGCTATTTCCTCACTACCCCACTCTAATATCTTTGCATTTTTATCACAATACACCATAAACTTTCTTTCCCAGAGCGATCTGTAAATGATATTAGTTGGATCACCTTTATACTTTCTGGGAAATGAAGGATAGTATTTTCCCCTATAAGCCATCTAAATAACTATACTATAGAAGTATTTAGAGTGCCAGCACCAAGACCAAGAAGAATATCAGATATAATGCCTAAGTTACAAAATGTGGCTCAGACATCAAATTATTTTGTAAGATTTACATTACCACCAAGTGGATTAAGAAATCATTTAAGAAGAAAAGGTATTGATAGTAGATTTATTGCTGATAATGTAGGATTGTTATGTTATAATGCTGCTTTACCAGGCAGTGCGTTAGCATCACAGAATATTACAGGTGATTATCAGGGTATGGTTGAGAGATTTGCTCATACTCGTAATTTTACTCAAGTTAATTTTGAATTTTATGTTGACAATGAATACAAGACAATGAAATTTCTAGAACATTGGATGGAATATATCACTGGTGGTAATCAAGTCGATCCTGGTAATGACACATATTATTTTCAATTAAATTATCCGAAAGATTATAAATCAAACGATACGACAATCGTAAAATTTGAAAGGGATCATGAAAAGTTTTTAGAGTATAGGTTTATTGGACTATTTCCCTTATCTCTCAATTCTGTTCGTGTTCAGTATGGAAATTCACAAGTTTTAAAAGCAAATTGTTCATTTAGTTATGACCGTTACATTTGTGGTGAATCATCATCTCTTGCAAGAGATTTAAGAAGAGCTTATAATGACTTAGGGTTTGGAAGGGGTAATGCAATAAAGGATGGATTATCTCTTAAAGATGATCAATTAAATGAGATGGCAGCACGATCAACATTTAGATATCTTAATTTAGCGAATAAAACAGCAAAATTCACATCATTAATTGGTGGAAACCCCGTACAGAGTACAGTTACATTAACATCTGAATAATATATAATAGGTTTGCAAAACCCCTATAAATAAATTTACTGAAGTGTAGTAATTATTATGCCTTTACCAACCATTTCAACTCCAACTTATGAGTTGGTGTTACCTTCGTCAAATAGAAAGATTAAGTTTAGACCTTTCTTAGTAAAGGAGGAGAAGATTCTCATTTTAGCAATGGAATCTCAAGATACTAAACAGATTGCTAATGCAGTTAAGAATGTTATTACTCATTGCATATTAACTAAAGGAATAAAAGTTGATAAATTATCAACATTTGATATAGAATATTTGTTTTTGAATATCCGAGGTAAATCTGTCGGGGAGGATATTGAAGTTATGGTAACTTGTCCAGATGATGGAAAAACACAAGTTCCTGCTCTTATTAATATTGACTCGATTAAAATTCAAAAAAGTGATGATCATGATAGAGATATCAAACTCGATGAACAGTATACATTGAGAATGAGATATCCTTCATTGAATGAATTTATTAAGAATAATTTTGCAACTACAACTGAGATGAATGTTGACGATACCTTTGATTTGATTGCATCTTGTATTGATCAAGTCTATTCAGAGGAGGAATCTTGGGCATCTGCTGATTGTACAAAAAAAGAATTATCAACTTTTTTAGAACAATTAGATTCTAAACAGTTTAAGGCAATAGAAAAATTCTTTGAAACAATGCCAAAACTGTCTCATACAGTTAAGGTAACAAATCCAAACACTAAAAAAGAGTGTGAGATTGTATTAGAGGGGCTACAGAATTTTTTCGGGTGAGTATGGCTCACGAAGATCTTGCGTCATACTACAAATTAAACTTTGCTTTGATGCAGCACCATAAATATAGTTTAACGGAGCTTGAAAATATGATGCCTTGGGAGAGAGAAATTTATGTTTCACTACTCCAGCAATATGTTGAAGAGGAAAACTTAAAAGCACAACAACAACAAAATAGTCTATAATGGATGAGGAGCAAGGACTACAATCACCGATAGCGGGAGGACTTAGAGGTATTAGAAGATCAGTTTCTTCTGGTATCTTTGGTGGTCGTCAGGCACCTGTTCAAGCTCAACCAGATTCACAAACTACAAATTTATTAACACAGAACTCGTTAGCACTTAATAACGTTTCATCGCAGTTAACAAACATATCTCAGCAAGTATCAGGATTAAATGGATCATTAGCTGCTATTCAAGAAAATTTATCAGTTAGTGACACTCTACAAAGACAAAGAGAAGCAGCAAAACAAAATCGTGAAGCGATACTTGCAGAGCAAGGATTAAGAGAGGGAAAAGAAAGTCAAATAGAAAGTCGTATTCAACAAGCACTAACATTCCCAGTTCGTAGATTAGCACAAAAAACACAGTTTGGATTAGCAAGATTAACTGATTTCTTCTTAATATTAGCTGGAGGTTGGTTGACGAACACTGTGGTCAAAATGATTGACGCTAGTTCTAATAATAATACAGACTTATTCAATGAATTAAAAAATACTTTACAGAAACAATTATTGATAGTCGGTGGAACAATGGTTGCCATCAATCTAGGTTTCAAATTATTACTTAATGGCATTGGAGCATTAGCAGGTTCAGCATTAAGATTAGGTAGAGGAGGACTATTACAGGTTCCATTTAAATCTATCATTGCTGCATTAGCGTCTGGTACTTTGCTTTATATGAATAGTCAGTTAGTTCCTAAAACAGAGAGTGGATTTGTAAATGCCTTAAGTATAGGTTTAATGACTGCTGGACAAATTTCAATAGGAAAGTTTATTGTAGGTAAATTATTTCCTAAAATTGGGAAAAATACAACTTCAGCGATTGTAAAAACAACTACTAAAAAAACAACAGAAGGTGCAGTTAAAACTGCTGGTAAGTTTGGATTTAAAGGATTACTTAAAAAGATAGCAGCACCATTTAAAGGTAAGGGTGGATTTATTGGATCATTTTTAATTGATTATCTTATATTCGGTGAGGATCTTGATAAGGCATTAGCTGGTGCAGCGGGATT